AAGCACTATACTGACCTTCTCGGTATTTATATCTGTATGCAAAAGAACAAAACTTATCTTCTAGATAATTAACATTTAATTGTGTGTTAACTAATTTAGTGCTGGGAGCAAATAACGGTGGATATTTTATAACATTTAAAAATGCAGCATCAGCAACAAAACCATAAGATCTATTTACATCTACCATTCTAGGTGGATTGTAATTGTCTGTAAAGAACAATAGATTCTCAATTAAGTTTACGCCATTTACTAAATAAGTTGTATTAAAGTTTAAAATAGTAGCTGAACCTGTTCCATCATCTACTGACTGAACTATATAAGTTAAAGTTCCATCGGTAATATTATATGAAGCAATAGCATCATATATGCCACTAGGTGAAGCTGCATTTGTTGGATCATGAACAAACCAATATATAGTGTCGTTTGCTCCATCTTCAAAAGCTCCTAAGCAAACTGCATTAGCGGATAAACTTGCTCCAGCATATAGAACTTCAGCGATTAGTTCATTTCCCTTTGTGTTTTCCAAAGATCCAATATCTGCAAGTTCGGTATTACCTACTCTTACATTTAATGCATCAATATATTCCCCATCAGGAAGCAAGCGTTCATCAACGCTTTTGTTCATTTTACCTTTTATAAAACTGCGAAGTAACTTCATTATTTAATCCATTTATCTTGACCTCTCAAGTTCATTAATAACCTTCCAGGATGAATATTGCTCATTCTAATTTTAGCATTCCTAAGTAAAGCACTTTTTTGCTTTTGTGCTCTCCTTACAATATATTCTTGAACTCCATGCTTAGACCTCAAGATGGCATATTCAATATAAGCATAAATGTAATCTTCAAACAATTTATTTACTGTAACTGTAGTGTTATCACCATTGTATAACCCATCCGAAACATATTCTAAAACACAAGATTCACCTGCCATACCTGAGCTAAAGTTAATAACTCCTGCTTTTTGATCTACTTTAAATGTAGGATTATCATAAGCAGTTTCTGTATTTAAACCATATCTAGCACCGATAGTCCAATCAAAATACCACTCTCCATCTAAACACCATCCTTCATATCCATTATATGGACTGCCTTCGTTAAGGTAAATACTTTTTTTGGTTTTATCTATTCTTGCTTGATCTAATTCAGAATTTTGTGGTCGTAGTACATTTCCGTTTATATCAAATAATATTCTACAATCATTATCTTGTAAGTATGCATCAGAGCTCATGGCTTGTATGTTTTCTGTAAGAGGAAACAACATTTGGTTTTTCCACATAGAAACTCTAATCCAATTAACATAATCTGGCGGCAATACAAATCTTAAATTATCACATACATCTAGCTGTAAAACTTTGGTTTCTTTAAAAGCATCGTAATTTAATTCTTGTATACCTCTCTTTGCATGAAATAATATTTTATATCTCGGCTCATTGTTAACTAAAGAATGATTGCCTTGATACATTAGTAAAAAATTATTTACTATATCTTCCAATGAAACATACTGATAACTTCCCCAGTTTTTATTCTCAGGACTGTTACCATTATTTTCATAATATTCGTATTGTGATATATATGCCATTATTTAGTTCTTTTTTTTGTTGCAGGCATCGGATCTTCTTCTCTGTCTTGTTCTAGTTGTTCTTGTTGTGCAAATGCTACTACCGAACCTTCTCTAATAGACATACCTGCGTATTGTAATATCTTATTTACTAAATCCCCAAAGTCAGATGTGGGTAACTCAAAGTCTTGATATCCAGAAATACTGGAGTTAAAAAAAGCTTCTCCTGTTGGTCTACCTGCTGGATCTAAAAGCTCACTGTAAGTCCATACAGGATCTTTAGGATATCTTACATATGTAAGAGCACATACTAATGTACAGCTAGTTTCTGGTGGAGGATATAAAGTAATTTGATTACTTAGATTACCATAGTTACCAGTTCCTGATCCTTCAGTAGAAGGATATCCTTGTTGTGAAAAAATATAAGCAGGAAACTGAGGAGATGGAGCAGTAAGATTGCTTCTGTTTAATCTTCTGATTTCGTATTCACTAACCCTTTCACATTCTTTATTTGAAAAACTTGTACCTTCTTCACAGCTTGTACCCCATATTACTTCTACAAAAGTATACCAGTCATCTGGTAGATCAAATGTTTGCTTTGAAACTGCTGGTGCACCTGGATTTAAAACTGCTGGTGTTAAGACTTTGTATTGAGTAAAAGTATCTATTACTTCATTAAGCTGTCTAGCTATGTCAGCATGACCTGTTCCAGACAAACGCATATTCTCTGCATTTATCTGTTTGTTATATACATAAAAGTAATCCTCAAACAAATCTAATTGAGCTTGTTTAGCAAACAAGTTGTAATCTATTGGGGATAAATAACCATAATTATTTTTGTTGAGAATAGATAGAACTGTTTCTCTAACTTTATTTATCATTGACATCTTAAACCTATTTACTTACAAAGATAAGTAAAAAAAAAGAGCACCCCTAAAAGTGCTCTTATTGATAAATAAATGAATAAAATCTTACGAAGAAACTGCGTATCCAATAATTTGCATTGGTGCAACTTCTACATCATCAGATATGTCATAAGACACATCATTCCAATGTAATTGTAAAACTTTCACTAAAGCATCTTGCAATACCTCAGCTCCTAATTCATTAGCCACAGGCACATGAGTTAGAGTCATCAGAGTATTACCTCCATTGTCATACTTTAATGTAGTAGTGCTTGTAGAAGCTTGACTAACTACTTTTACATTATCTGCCGATATAGCTGCTTTTAAAGAAGCTACAGTAGCTGAATGAATAAAGTAAGCTTTACCAGTATCTAAACCTTCTCCAGCCTTAACTGAAAGTGTGGTTTCGCTATCTACTGCCACTACTTCAGTATAAGTATTGTCAGATGAGTTGTGAATAATATCTCCTGCTTGAACACCATCGGTTTCAAATGTAGCAGAACTATCTATTAATTTGTCGGTTCCTGTGCCATCACCATCCGTAGTTCCATTAGCAACTAAATCAAGGATAGGCACTTTTAAAAATTTTGCCATCGTTGATATATTTTTATGTTATTGTTAATGCACTAATAGCAGATGGTTGATCCGCTGCAACATCAAGAGTGACTTTTCTCCATTGCTCTTGGTTTGCTTCTATAATGCTGTCTTGTAAAAATTCAACATAAGCGTCACCAGTTATGGCTCCATGTGTTAATGTAGCATTTACCCCTCCGTTATAAAAAATAGATGTTTTGGTTGTTGGGTTTGCTCCTGAAGTATCTCCCTTCTGGATACAAACTGCGTTTGAAGCTGAAACTAATCTAGTTTCACTGTCAATCGTCATACTTAAAAACTTTTGCATAGTTAAAAAAATTAAGTTAGTTAATGTTAATAAAGTACAAATATACGAAATTATACTTCAACTGTTTTTTCCATTCTATTCTCTAACATCTTCAAAGTTTCAATTCCATCATCAGACTGTAAGTAAGAAGCAACTATGTAATCTCTGGATTCCCCAAAAGGAACTGTAAGCATTTTCTTTTTATTACCTGATAAATTAAAATGAACATCTTTATTGTTCTTATAAGTTAATAGTGAATTACTAAAGAACTCATATACTTTTGAAATTAACTCTAACATTGGATCATTAAGAACATCCATAAATTCTCTTGGATATTGACGAGCAAATAACAACACATCTCTTTTAATTTCAGCAGATGTCATTTTCTCAGTAGACAATCCTAATCCACCTCTAGCTATTTGTTCAGCTCTAGTTATATCTAAAGATCTTGCAGCAACTAATGCATCTACTTCTATGTTTACATTGTCTATGTCTACTTGAGCATCTCTTTCATTATCTATTTCAACAAACAAATATCCGTTGTCTGGATGTAAGGAAAGAAATCTTTGCAACACTTGATTCTCTTTGCGAACTGTTAAAAAGCCATCTTCAAATACTATTGGTTCCAAGATTGCATTTCCATCTTGTTCATCTTCAAAAGGTGACTTTTGATTTCTAGCATATCGAAGAGGTTTGTTTAAACCTTCTTTCTCATCAAAATATAATAAGGGTTTTCTTTTAGTATGTTTAGAAGCCAGCATATAAGATAAAGGTGCTGCATCTCTTTTCAATTTGTAAGTCTTGTCTACAAATATCTCTTTTTGTTTTTTGGTCTTTGCCATTTTTATTTGATTTAATTTGAATTTGAAAAAGGGGATGCCAACCGCACCCCCCTTAATTAATAATTATTAATCTTCTATTAAGAAGAAGTTGTTAGCACCTAAAGTACAAACAGCTCTTTCAGATAAGAAGTGAACTTCCATAGCATCTAAAGAAGAAGTTCTTGCTCCACCAGCAGAACCAGTGATCCAAGTTTTATATCTTCTATCTTCAGTTTCTGAAGCTCTGTAACGAACATGAAGGAAAGGTCTTTTAGCGTTCTTTCCTAAGATTTGATCGTAAACAGTAGTAGAACCAGCAGGAACCATAAGTCCGTAGATTTTACCAGCGTTAAGACCACCTCTCATAGTAGGATCGTTAAGATACTTCCAATCAGATTTGTAGAAATCATAACCTCTTCTGAATCCAGTGAATCCAAGATTTAAAGCCATTTCTTCATCGTTATCGAAAAGACCGTAAGAAGTACCACCTGCACCGTAAGAGTTTTGAGCAGCTA